GTGAGGCCTCTCTCAAGGGAGACAGTGCGACCCGCGGGACGCCGTCGATGGACTACAGAAATTCCTGTTGTTCCCGTTGAAAGCGGATAACTTGCGTAAGCAGCGGTTATCGGCCTAAATTGGGCAGTTCAATCTGCACCGACAGCGTCGCGCGATGAAATTATCGCACAGGCTCTAGTGAAAGATGTTGAGATACACCGAATATGTAAGGCACATTATCGGTGCGGGCCGCTTTTGGAAAGCGATCCGGGTTAAACGGTTGCGGTAAAGGGATGGAGCTTAATAGTGCTCGCTTCCACAATCGCTGTCTGTGATAAACGTAGTTCTTCGCCGCTTGGATATTATTCTCGTTGATTTCATACAACGTAGAGATTCCATCAACGCGGAAAAGCGCTTCGACACAGTACATACCGAGAACCTGAGTCTCAGTCATCATGCTGACCGTATGTGCAAACGGTCCACGCATACCCGGGAGCGACGCCATGCCGCAACCGGTCCCAAACCCTTCTGTTGTAACGAAGGCGTGTCGAGGAAACTCGACACGGCCAGTCGCATACTGCCACGTACGCCAAGGCGCGTTGACAGGCTTAGCAGGTAAACGAAACACGGTGGGATGTTCGTAAATCTTGCGAGCCAACCGGAGATCTTTATCTGCCGGTTGAAAGCGACCAACTCTAGGAAGACCGAGCCCACCAAGGGACTCTGGTATAAACCACGGAATACGTGCCTCGATCAGCGTATCGTGATTGATGTGAATGAATTGCGCGAGTACACGTTCGCGAAGGTCGGCGGGACTGTCCCGAACCAACGCTTGACAACGTGCGCCATACGACCAGTCGTCGAAAGATTGGGGTTTCCCCTTCTCCTCTTCGCCACCGTTCGTACGCGTTGTTACCTTCCCACCAGAACGCTTTAGAGCGAACAGAAGTCCGAGATTCACGTAAGGAACATGTTTGAAGTACTGAGTCTTAACGACTGCAGGAACTCCAGGTTCTATAGCGTGATCGAACCAACCGTTCGCATCATAAAGGTAGGTGGTCGAATTGATGTTAAGAAATGTCTTCGAAAAGTACACTTTCCCAACAGAAGGCGACAAACCACAGAAACTGCCGATCTGCGCCCAAAGGCGACGACACGTTTCATTACCGCGAATTAATCCATCATCACCGTTCACGGCGAGGGGACAGTCACGAAGCGTCCAAAGACGATCCGTAGATAGTTCCTTCGCCCACCTACAAATTGCAGCGTTGGCAATGCAAAGAATAGGGAACGACACGATTGAGCCCATAAGCTGACCCATCGTTTGAGCAGCAGCTCGGCGCTTGTCGTCAATGATATGACCCGTCAGCGCACGCTTAAAGAGCGTGGCTTCAACCGGTGTGAGTTTCCAAATCTCACAGATTGCGTCAACAATACGATTGCTGACGAAACTCATCATCTCATTGGTAGCGTCCGAGTAATCAACAGAGAGATACGATTCGTCGTCACCTAACTTCTTGCCCATACGTTGTTGAACGTACCACTCATCGACCGGATGGCCGGTGAGGTGAAAGCAAGGGTGCTGTGACAGCACGGACCACATCTTCTTCTGGATTGGTTTCAACGCCGTATACAAAAACGGTGGACCCTTAGAAATAACCCGAACTTTCAAAGCTTCAGGCAACCCCTGGGGTATCGCGCGCGGGATCTCTTCCACAGCGCGCTCCACGATTCTGTGATACAGCGTTACAAACGACTGCTCCAACTTGGACACGTCGCACGAAAACGCCACGGAGCGCTTCGTACGGACCCATTCTGTACGGATCAAATCCTCTTCGGTCTTTAGACCCTGCAGTAAAGCGGGATCCGAGACAATGAGACCCACCGTGCCACCAAGGGCACGTGTGTTGATATTCGTAGACGACGTAGACGGAAAGAACGGTTTGACCCGATCCTGATCCGTGAACTCTGATCCTGCGAAAATCTCCACAACGGTACGGTAGAGCTGTATTTCCATCGTTGCGATAGACAACACAGACTCCACTGTAGCCGTGCGAGGTTTCTCATCCATGTCACTCCAGTTTTTCATAAATTGAGGAGGACGTGCGGGGACTGGCTTCGTAAGCTTAACAAAAGCGTCTCGTTCTGCCGCCTTGACGAAACTCTTGTCGGGACGCGGCATACCTTTCTTCGAGTACAGAACACCCGTGATGAACGTCTCAAAAGACTCTGAATCACTGTTCTTCAATATACTGAGGAAACGATACGCTTCACCGCCCGCGAGAATCGATGGATTCTCGGGGGCCGCGGACGGAGCCTCTGGGAGGTCCTGTCCTTTGTGCGCCGAATAGTACGCGGCAATTCGCCACTTAACGTACTTTACGGGGTTCGCGCACGCGGCGGCGCCGTAGATCCAATGATCATAGGTCGCCTTGCGCTTACAGCCTTCTTCACTGAAGCCGTACAATCTCAACAGTGCAAAGATTACATCAATGCACTGTCTCACGAAACACTCGTCGCGCTTGCACAGCGGACGAGGGGGGAATATAGCCTCCACCATTAGCTCGAAATGTTCAAACCCGAATATTTTGG